GAAGTAAAAAAGAAGTAAAAGTAAAAGCAGGTTATCATAAAATGCCTGATGGCAGCATTATGAAAAACAGTGCTCACAAAGGTAAAAAATAATGTGGATTTCAGCACTCAAATTAGCCGTTTCTGCTGGTAGTAAAATTTACGCTAACAAGCAGAAGACTAAAATAGCAATGTCTGATGCACAGCTTATGCATGCATCTCGTATGGCTGAAGGTAAGGAAGCTTACCAAGGAAAACTTTTAGAAGCACGTCAATCAGATTGGAAGGACGAGGCAGTTTTAATAATTTTGTCGTTGCCTATAGCAATCCTGGCCTGGGCAGTCGTAAGTGACGATCCAACCGCTATGGACAAGGTAAAATTGTTCTTTGAAATGTTCTCAGAACTTCCTAAATGGTTTACAAATTTATGGATTTTAGTCGTGGCGAGTATTTATGGAATTAAAGGAACACAGATATTTAAAAACGGTAAAAAATAATGTGGAATTGGATTAAAAAACTATTTACACCTCAAAGACAAGAACCTTTATTATTAAATAAAGAAGTTAATATTGATTACTCTAAATTAACTAAAGGTGATCTTAAAAAACTACAAGCTCAAGGAAAAATTAAATCTATTTATGATAGATGATACTGACACAATTGGTCTTGATTACGGAGTAGTTCGTAGAGTGGCCGAGAAAAGAATTGAATCGCTAAAGAACACTATAGTGCACCAGGTTGACAACCTGGAACAACTTCATTATATTAGAGGGCAAATCAAAGGCCTAGAGTCTTTGCTTCAGGATCTTAAAGACCTGCAGCTTAAACAGGAGCGACTAAATGACGGAGAACTTAACAACTTCGGGAGAGACCCCGAAGGTTAAAACAGCATTACTTGATGCTTATAAGACAAAAGAAGAAGTCCAAGAAACAAGATTAGATGCTGATGAAGTATCTAACAACAAACCTCTTTTAGAAAAACTACCTACTCCAACAGGTTGGAGACTTTTAGTATTGCCTTACGCAGGACCTAAAAAAACTAAAGGTGGAATTCTATTAACAGAAACAACTAGCGAAACAATACAGATGACAACCGTATGTGCATTCGTATTGAAAGTTGGTGATCTAGCCTACAAAGATAAAGTTAAATTTCCAGAAGGACCTTGGTGTGAAAAAGGTGACTGGGTAATTTTCGGAAGATATGCAGGATCTAGATTTAAGATAGATGGCGGAGAAGTTCGTCTTCTAAACGATGATGAAATTATTGCTAAGATCAACGATCCAGAGGATATACATCATCAATATTAATACATACGCAAAAACAGGAGCTACAAATGTTAGAAAAAAGTGATTATCAAAAAGATAATGATACCTCCAAAGAGGTAGAACTAGATACCGATGGTATTGAAGAACAATCGATTCAAGTTGAAAAACAAGAAGAAGTTGAGTCGAATGAAAGAGAGCCAAGAGAAGAAGTTGACTTAGGATATACAGAACCTAAAGCTGATGGAATTGAAGGCATTAAAGTTGAAGAAAAAGAAGATAAAGTTAAAGTTGATGACTTATCAGACGTTTCTGAAAAAGTAAAAAGAAGAATTGATAAACTAACTTTTAAAATTAGAGAATCTGAAAGAAGAGAAAAAGCAGCTTTAGAATATGCTAAATCTATTCAATCTAAATTAGATGTTTCAGAGAAAAAATATAATAAGACTAGTAAAAGTTATGTTGAACAATACTCAGCTAGAGTAAATGCAGAACAGGAAAAAGCAAAGCAAACTTTAAAAGATGCTATTGCTGACCAGGATGCAGATAAAATTGCTGATGCTAATTCTTTAATAGCTAAGTTAGCCATTGAAGCAGAAAAAGCTAAAATGACTGCAGCTGAAGAAGAGGAGAGAGAAGCTGAAAGAAAAACAAAAGAAGTTTCTCAACAAGAGCAAGTTACTCAAGCACCTCAAAATCCTACTTATACAGAACCTTCTAGAAAAGCCTCACAATGGGCTGAAAAGAACGAATGGTTTGGTTCTGATAAAATTATGACAAGCGTTGCTTTTCAAGTTCACCAAGATCTTGTAGAGCAGGGGTTTGACGTAGAGAGTGAGGAGTATTATAATGAAATTGATAAAACTATGAAGGATAATTTTCCTCATAAGTTTAATCGTCAGGAGCCAAAGAAAATCGTCCAGACTGTGGCTTCTGCACAAAGAAACCAAAACGGACGCCGATCAGTGAAACTCACTCGTTCACAAATAGCTATCGCTAAAAAATTAGGGGTGCCACTAGAGGAATACGCAAAATACGTGAAGGAGAATGCAAATGGATAATACTATAAAAAGAACCTCACGCGAGTCAGAAAGCAGAAAAGAAAATATGAAAAAAACTGCTTGGGCTCCACCGTCCAGTTTGGATGCACCACCTGCACCGCAGGGATACGCACATAGATGGATAAGAACATCTGTGACTGGGTTTGAGGATACGGCTAACGTAACTAAAAAACTTAGAGAAGGTTGGGAGTTTGTAAGAGCAGATGAAGTTCTTTCTAACCCAAGCTTAGGAATGTATCCTGTGATTAAGTCAGGTCAATATGATGGATGCATTGGAATTGGTGGCCTTGTGTTGGCAAGGATACCGGAAGAGATTTTAAAATCGCGCGCAGAGTATTTTAATAAAATTACTCAAGACCAAATGACGGCAGTCGATAATGATCTTATGAGGGAGCAACAACCAGGGATGCCAATCAATATTGATAGGCAATCTCGAGTGACCTTTGGCGGTAATTCGAAGAAGTAATTTCTTAACGATAACTACCCAAGGCGGCTAATATAAATAAACATAATAGGAGAAAAACATAATGTCAAACCAAGTAGAAAAGTTCGGTCTTAGACCTTACAGAAAACTAGACGGTACACCATTAGTTGGCGCTCAAAACAGATACACTATTGCTAGTGGATATGCTACAGCAATTTTCCAAGGTGACATGGTAATTCCAGTTACTGGCGGAAATGTTGAAAGATATCCTGGTAATACGTCTACAGCTGTTGTGGGTGTTTTCAATGGAGTGTTTTATACAGATCCTACTACGCAAAAGCCGACCTTTAAAAACTACTACCCAGGTGGAGTAGCAGCAAGCGATATTACAGCGTTTGTTGTTGATGACCCTGACGCAGTATTTTTGATTGATGCTGATGCAACGTTCGCAAGAGCAGATCTGTTTCAAAACTACTCACTAACAGCAGTTAGTGGAAATACAAAAACTGGAAACTCGTTACAACAATTAGATGTGGGTGAATCCGGAACTAATGCAACATTTATTGTACAAGCAATAGATATTTCGCAAGATCCAGATAACTCAGATACTACTTCAGCTAACGCTAACATTCTAGTTAGAATCAACAATCACTTCTACAGAAGTGGCACAGGACTATAATAGGAGAATAAATTATGGCTATATCACGATCACAACTAGTTAAAGAACTAGAGCCAGGATTGAATGCACTATTCGGCCTGGAGTACAACAGATACGAAAATCAGCACGCGGAAATTTTCCCTGCTGAGGCGTCTGACAGAGCTTTTGAAGAAGAAGTAATGTTAAGCGGTTTCGGTTCAGCACCAGTTAAACAAGAAGGTGCTGGAGTAGTGTTCGATCAAGCTCAAGAGACTTTTACAGCTAGATACACACACGACACAATCGCATTAGCATTCTCTATCACTGAAGAAGCTATTGAGGACAATCTGTATGACAGACTTGCAGCTAGATATACTAGAGCACTTGCAAGATCTATGTCTAACACAAAACAAGTCAAAGCGGCTGCTGTTTTAAACAATGGACAAGTTGCTGCTGCTATCGGCGGTGACGGTGTGTCTTTGATTAATAATGCGCATCCGTTAGCAACTGGTGGAACGTTCTCAAACGTACTAGCTGTTGCTGCTGATTTGAATGAAACATCGCTTGAGCAATCTTTGATTGACATTGCAGGTTTTGTTGACGAAAGAGGACTAAAAGTTGCTCTTAACGGTACTAAAATGATAATTCCAAAAGAATTACAATTTACTGCTGAAAGACTAATGAAGTCACCTCAAAGAGTCGGCACTGCTGATAATGATATCAATGCGATTGCAAACATGGGAATGATTCCTGAAGGTTACAGAGTTAATAACTTTTTAACTGACACAGATTCATTCTTTATTCTTACTGATACGCCTAACGGATTTAAACATTTCGTTAGATCGCCTATCAAGACTGCGATGGAAGGTGACTTCGATACAGGTAACGTAAGATTTAAAGCTAGAGAAAGATACAGCTTCGGTTGGTCTGACCCTAGAGCAGTGTTCGGTAACGGAAACTTACCAACAAGCTAATCTTAATCGTTTAGATTAAATACCTAGCGGTATTACTTAAAAGGGACGGTGTTCACATCGTCCCTTTTTTTATGTATAATAAAAACACCTAGAAATTAATTTAATTTTGTAGACTGGCTAGGCAGACGGTATAGAGACTACAAAGTTTAACCGCTATACAAGGAGAAAATATTATGGCAACAACTAACTTTTCTGGCCCAATAACGGCTGGTCAAATAAGAAACACAACAGGAACTACGCTTGGTGAAAATATAAAAAATATTGGTCAAGTATAAATGGCACAATCAGTAATAGTTGATATCACTGGTGCTTCGCACTTAAATCAAGTTTGTGCAGTAATTCCAGCAAACTCACAAATAGTAGACGTTATTCTTAACGTAACTACAGCTAACGATGA